AGTTGCAACATACTCGCTAACAAGAAGTTCAGCAACAGTGAACGAAGGCGATACAGTAACATTTACTCTTACAACAACAAATGTAACAAACGGAACAACAGTACCTTACACAATTACTGGTATACAAGATGCAGACATTGTAGATAGTCTAACAGGTAACTTTACAGTAACCAGCAACTCAGCAACATTAGCAATTGAAACTATAGCTGATGCAACTACTGAAGGTAGCGAGACACTTACAGTTACACTTGATGGATTAGGTGTAACTTTACCTGTAACAGTTCTTGATACAAGTGAAAGCGGTGATCCGACTTATACATTAAGTACAAGTGCAAGCACAGTAAACGAAGGCGGCACAGTAACATATACACTTGTTACACAAAACGTTGCAGACTCAACAAATGTTCCTTACACAATTACAGGTGTAGCGGCAGAAGACTTAGTTAGTGGTTCACTTACTGGTAACTTTGCTGTAAACAGTAATACAGCACAAGTTGCAATACAAATAGTTGAAGATAGTTTAACAGAAGGCACCGAAACACTAACACTTACATTGAATAACGGAGCAGACTCTGCGGCTGTAAACATTACAGATACAAGTCTTGCACCAACGTACACATTGAGCAGTAGTGTTGCAAGTGTTAACGAAGGTTCAAGTTTTACAATTACATTGAATACAACAGACGTAGCAGATGCAACAAGTATTGCGTATACAGTTTCAGGTGTTAGCAGTGCTGATTTAAGCGGCGGCTCACTTACAGGCAACTTTGTAATTGCAAGTGGTACAGCAACAGCAACATTTAACTTAGCATTAGACTTAGCAACTGAAGGTGTTGAAACATTTACATTGGCATTAGACAGCGGAGCGGCAAGTGTACAAGTTACAATTAACGATACATCACAAGCGCCGGCAGCAACTTATAGCTTGTCAAGTAACACATCATCTGTAAACGAAGGTTCAAGTTTTACAATTACACTTGCAACAACTAACGTTGACGCAGGCACAAATATTCCTTATACAATTACTGGTGTAACAAGTCCAGATATTAGCTCGGCGAGTTTAACAGGAAACTTTGTAGTAGGTACAACCGATTCAATTATATACACAGCATCAAACGATGTTACAACTGAAGGTACTGAAACATTTACAATGACGTTAGACGGACTATCAGAATCAACAGCAGTTTCAATATTAGATACAAGTCAAACACCAGCATTTACTCCAGACCATACTATAGCGGTTACTAACGCAGGCAACAACTATACTCTAAGTGGTACTGATACAAATGGTGCTGTAAGTGGTTCACAACCATCACTTGCATTTAACAACGGTGACAAAGTCCGCTTTAATGTAAACTCAAGCACATCAACAGGACATCCTTTCTATATTAAGACAGTACAAGGTGCAGGTACAGGTAACCAAGCAAGTGGAGTTGACGGACAAGGTACAGTACAACTTGATTGGACTATAGGAAGTACAGGAACATTTTACTACCAGTGTAGCATACACGGTGGAATGAACAACACAATAACTGTGTCATAAGGGGCAACAATGGCAGTACAATTAATAAACATAGGCCAAGTAGCAAACGACGGAACAGGTGATGATCTTAGAGAAGCATTTGTTAAGGTAAATGCAAACTTTGAAGAATTAGATCTGCTTGCAGAAAAGAGTACAGTATCTAACTTAGGGCTTGGTACTGGCATATTTGACAGCATTGTAAACTATGATATTAAGTTAAAGAGCATTGCAGGCGGCGACAGCATTTCAGTAAGTGCAGATAGCACAGGCACAATTACAATTGACAGTGATATTAAAAACATCAACTACACAACAGTAGAAGGTGATGCATATGCAGATCATCAGTACAAATTTGATCGTGGTAGATTACTATATTCAAATATGGTACAAACTGTAAATGATTTACCAGATGCAAGTGCGCACAAGGGTATGTTTGCAGTTGTTTATGATACAGGAGCGGCATACTTTTCACAAGCAAATTTGTGGCGCCAAATTGCAAAAATAGATGATGTAAATCTTAAACTACAAAACATAGTTGAGGATGAGTTTCCAACATTAGGTAATTCACTTAATGCTAACAACAATGATATTACAGCAGTAAATAATTTATCAGCTGTAACTATCACAGGTAACGTAACAGGTAACGTAACAGGTTTAGTCAATGGAGTTGATCCTGCGACTGCTGACGCATATTTTGACAACTATTGGGATTTCGGCGGATTGTCTTATACACCAGCAAACTTATTAGAATGGTTTGCACAAGAAATTGATGTAGATATGGGAACACTATCTGTACCAGAGCAGAGGGCTATAGAGTTAGGCGGCTTTACCGGATAAATACGTTATCATAAGGAATAGAGATGGCGTTTAATCCACAAGTTATAGGTGTATCAAATACAGGCGGTGCTTATCCAAGTACTACTACTTTTGCCAAAAACAAAGATAATAATCTTGTTGTAACATCTAATGGTGATCCATACCCTGCATTATCAGCAAACGTAGTGGATCAAAAAAATAGAACTTTTTTAGATGATGAGCATATAATTGTTCCTCAGAATTACAACTTTACATTTGTTTATAGGGCAACTAACAACACCCAGCAACCGCAAACAATAAATGGATTACCATATGCAGTATTTGCAAATGGCGTTACAGCATTAAGACCTAACAAACGTGCTATTCCAAAATGCGAAACAGTTCTTCCAAAAGGTTTAAACTACGACGGTGTTTACTTCCAAGATAAGTTTGGTGCAGATAACGCTGGCGGATATCCAGATGCAAATGGTGCATATCATTACTATACAGGACAGTTTGTAACACAAGCGTGGCAAAACCCTAAGTTTGTAAATTCAACACCTTACTATCAAGCAACAGATTATAACGGCGACAACATGCGCCATCCAGATGGTCATAGCAAAATAATAGGTTATGCTTTTGACGGTTATCCAATCTATGGTGCCTGGGGATATCAAAATCCTTTAGACAAATTAAGTGTAGTCGAACAAATGGAGTCGGGCTACAAAAAACTTATAAGTGACAATCACAGACCAAAAAGATTTAAATCAACTGACGTAATATACATTGATGAAGTTGAAACACCACTTGAGCTTGGTGTGTTTGTAGAGGACTATGTTTACAAAGAAGCCGCAGGTGATTTAGATATACACAACGGCCGTTATTGTATCACACCTGATTATCCAGAAGGCACATATGCATACTTTGTTACTTTCAAAAAAGGAACATCAGAACCAGCTTATCCTTATATATTAGGGCGTTCAAGTAAACAAGACAGAGCATTTCAAATAGAAGAAGAGCTTAATGTAGACTTAGGACTTGTTAGTTTATGGACAACAGTAAGCGGAACTATTGTTACTACATTAGAAGAACGTAAAGAAACAGATTTATTTTTACCAGTAGCAAACAATGTTACTATTGATAAAGTAGAATTAATAAGCGGTACATTGCCGCCGGGACTTAGAATAGTAGGCACAAGACTATTAGGTACAGTATTTGAAGTTGCTAACGAATCACGGTTTAGAAGTGTTCTAAGAGCACATTACGGTGATAGATACGAAGATAGAACAATTGATATAAATGTAGTTGGCGCTGATGAACCACAGTGGGTAACTGCCGAAGGCTTATTGCCTGTTGGCCCTAACAATACATTTTTTATATTAGACAGTGCATTAATTGATTTTCAATTAGAAGCAACTGATACAGATTTAACAGCAGGCGACACACTTTCATATTATATACCAGACGGCGGAGGACTACTACCTCCGGGTATTAGCATGAGCGAAAGTGGAAGAATTACAGGTGTTACTGATCCTTTACTTGCATTAGATAAAAGATTTGAAGGCGGCGGATACGACAATACACCATACGGAGATATACCAATTGACTATGGTATTGTAGATGATAATGGTTACAGTAGTTATTATTACGATAGTGAAACTTTTGACTTTAATGTTCCTACGTCTAATCCTAAAAAATTAAATAGATATTATCCTTTGATTATTGCTGTTACAGATGGCATTACAGAAGTACGCAGAGAGTTTACAATTTATGTTGTTGGCGATGATTTCCTAAAAGCTGACAACACAATAATGAAAGCTGGTACAGGAGTATTCAAAGCTGACAATACAAACGTAAGAAATCCTGTTTGGCTTACACCAGGCGACTTAGGATTTAGAAGAGCAAACAATTACACTACACTAAACTTAGAAATTATCAATAACAGTACATTAGAAGGATTGATAAGATACAGTATGGAAAGCACTAATGCTGACGGCAGTAAAAGTACATTGCCTCCAGGATTAAGTTTAGACAAAAACAGCGGTGAAATTACAGGTATTATTCCTTATCAACCTGCTATAACAATTCCGTACAAATTTAGTGTAAGAGCCACAAGAATTACTAATGACTTAGACTTAGTCACAATATTTGGAACTTACTACGAAGATGTTTTGTTAGGTAAAACAAGTTTTAAAATAGCAAAAACAAACCTCACAGGACTTACTGACGGTGTTGACGACTTATTTGATTTAATTGGTAGAGATATTTTATTAGGCCGCTTTAGTTATAAAGTAACAAACGTTGACAGTAGAAACGAAGAGTTTGATATTATATTCCTTGACCAAAGTTTGTCACCTGAAATAAATTTAACTGTAAGCAGACTTGCAAAGCAAGGGCAAAGTTTTATTTACGTAGATAGGTTAAGTGAATCAAGTAAACAAAAATACTTAGGTAGAAGTTTACGTTTTGCAGACAATCAAGTTGTAACAATAGATACAATTGAAAATTATATAGAATATGAAATAAGACAAAATGATCCAACTAACGATAGTTTATATCCTACAACTGTGCCACGTGTTGCTACAGCAGGAGAAAATTACTTTATTGGTGACATACTGTATGCAGGACCTGACAATAAAATATACGAAGTAACAGCGGCTCACAGTTACACAACATTTGATGCAGGAAACTTTACAGAATTAGCAGAAACTATTCAAGAGCTACCGGAAGCAACACTTGTTACAGCAACTAAGCAAGCATTAGATGCAGAGTTTGGTGGCGACAGTATTGTTGTCGCATTAGAACCTACAAGATGGCACGTAACAGTACGCAGTACAGCGGCAACAAGAGTTGTTAATAATATGCGTGACTTCTTTATGCCAGGCGCTGATAGTGGTGTTGTTATTGCAAATATAATTAAAGACTACGAACAACGTATAGGTTTAAATGTAGGATTGCCTTTACAACTACAAAATGGTAGAAACATTGGTATTGCACTATTTAGAAGAGATAACTTTGAAGAAAACGTAATTGTTGCATCTCAAGAAGATATTGATATACCAAGCACAGTAAAAGAATTTGATATTAGAATCATAGGTGAAATAGACAGCACCATAGCATGGATAACACCTGAGGACTTAGGTAGTATTAAAGCAAACACTCCTACTATTATTACACTTGAAGCAGAAACTACTGTACCCGACACAAACATGCTGTATAGGATTACTTCAGGTAGTTTACCAGAAGGTATGCGTTTAAGTATTAATGGTGATATAATAGGTGCCGCTAACCAGTTTGGCACTAATGATAAGCCAGGTTTAATTAGATGGACTGATGTTGCAACTTGGGACGGTACCGAGCCCGGCGACACTACATTTGATAGACAATATAAATTTACAGTTGAAGCAAAAGATAGATTTGGATACAGTGCTATATCAAAAACGTTTAAATTATTCATTAATGATTTAGATGAAAGATTATATACTGATATACATGCTAAACCTTATTTGAATGCAACGCAAAAAAATGCATTTAAAAACTTTATTAGTAATTCAACTATATTCAAGCCAAGCAGTATATATAGAGCAAGTGATCCTGCATTTGGTTTACAAAAAGATTTAGAAATTTTAGTGTATGCAGGAATAGAAGCAAAAAGCACAAAAGAATTTGTTGCGGCGGCAAGTAAGAATCATAAACGTAAAAAATACATACCGGGTGATTTTAAAACAGCAGTAGCAAAAATGCCTGGTACAAACGATGTAGTGTACGAGGTTGTATACTTAGAGCTAAAAGACCCTGCAGAACCAAAAACAGGTAAATCTCGCAAGAAAATAAACATTAGATCACAAAACAAAATAAGTGTAGATAGTATTGAGTTCGCAGCCAGAGATGATGAAACAAGAACAGGATTAGGTTACGATGCACTTCCTGTAAACAGCAGGAAGATTGTACGCTTTATATACACAGAACAAGACACACTTACTGTAGAAACACGCTACACAGAAGTAGATGTGAATGTAGATAACAATGACTTTCAAGTAGAACTTAGAGATACATCTGATGTAACAGTAAAAATAGTAAGAAGTGATAGCGAACCTACACGTTTACGCCCACAAACAAATACAATTAAAACAGACTCAGATGCTATTAAAGCAGGACAAAGTAAAGATGTTGTAAGGTATATTAGTAACATAACTAACATGCGTGATAATATCAGAGAAGTAGGTATGACTGAAAGGCTATACTTACCATTGTGGATGAGAACTCCGCAAGACAACTTACAAGAGATAGATTATGTGCTATCAATACCAATTTGTTTTTGTAAACCAGGACAATCAGCAGAAATATTAAAAAATATTCAAGAAAGCTCATTCGACCAGAAACAATTAAATATTGATATTGATAGATATATAATAAAGAGAACATCAGACTTAGATGAAGATCAATACATTCTATTTGCTGATTATCAGTACAATGTATAGATAAATAATACAAAGAGGAAATAAAATGGCAAGCAATATCATATTCAACACTATCGACGAAGCATATCCAGTTGCTGGTGTAGACAATAACACGCAAGGGTTTCGTGATAACTTTTCCGTTATTAAAACTGGTTTGCAAACAGCCAACGCAGAAATTGATGCATTACAAACAAATGCTATTGTAAAAGGCCCATTAACATCAGGCGGGGCAGTTGACAATGACTTTGCAGGTGTTAAGATTAGCGATGCTGTTTTAAATCAAGTAACAGAAAAATACTTTACCCTTTCAGATGTACAAACATCACAAGAAATTAACTTTTCAAATGGACACATGCAAAGCATTAGATATACTGGAAATGACAGTTCAGTAACATTTACACTATCAGGCTTTCCAAGTGCAACAGATGCAGACGGTGACGGCAGAGTTGCTAAAATGACTGTACTGTTCTTTGGTCCAAACAACGATCCTTCTGTAAGTGATATTACAGTTAACCTAACAGCATTAGGCGGAGCATCGTTTAAGAAAAGCAGTAACTTCCCATCAACGTTTACTATATCAGATCTTAACAATCCTGTGATTGTTGAGTTTTGGAGTTATGATGGTGGTAACTCAATAATTTACGCAAACTACTTAGGCAAGTTTGAGTAATGCACCCCGGCGTTGGTAGTTTAAAAGAATTATCTGACAACGAGCTTGAATCTAAAATTTACGAGCTCAACCGGATGTATCATATTACATCAAATCCAGAAGTACAAAATCAAATTGTACTTTTGTTAGATACATATAAAATCGAAATGGAAGAGCGCAGATTGTCAGCACAGAAAAAACAATCTGAAGCATCAGACGAAAATTCACTTGACAACTTAATAAAAGTAAGTTAAAATACAAGTATGCTAATGAAAACAGACGAATTAGGTATTCCACGATTCTCTAATAAAGATCTTGTCGATATGATCTATAGTGGACATGCGGATAAAGTACACGTTGGACTTTGCGATCCTACAGATGACATT